CTACAGCGGAACATGCAGACTCTACTGGCACCCCCAATTTTATCGTGTTAGGGTTCACGCGCTGGGCTCAGCAAACCTTGTTGCTTCAGATCCTTCGGGGCTGTCGAAGCCGTAATCCAGGTATAAGATTGCCCTGGAAGCAGGGCAATGCGCCATCGATCCGCTATCGAGAGTTGTACATAACTCATCGACGTCACAAGTGGTTAGTTTGTAACGTAACGCGATCTCCGATGACGGAATCTCATAACTAGAAAAATCTCCCTCGATCCTATCAACGAGAAAATGGTACGCGCTGTTAGGGCGCATGATCTTCTCGGAGGAATGAAACTTTGCTCGCATAGCAGCGAGGAAGTCGTACGTGGGGGAGTTGGCATAACACTGCGTTTGCGACACGTTGTAAAGAAACGCGCGCTCCGCAAAAGTGAGGTGTTTGCCATGAGAAGCAGAATATGTCGGGAGGTCACCCCAACAACTGCCGCTCGACCGAAGAACCACACCTAAATTCAACACAGGTACCAGAGTACCACATCGCGCTACGCAAGGCGAATGCTTAAGAAACTGAATGCCGTGATAAGTATCGCACCGCGCTATGGTGACAATATACCCTGCAGCCTCCGCTGCGGACCGGATTAGTTCTTGGCACTCGTCCATTCGTGTAGTGGCAGTGACTTGAGTCTTGACTGCACACGCAATGGCAATATTTGCGAAGTTGTTGATTAAGGTGGTGAGAGAGCTGCCGGAATATAACACCGGCTGGTTTGGTTTCAGTAATACCTTCTGTTGAGTACCAGCACTGCGAAGCGTTAGGGGCATTTCGCATTGTTTTATGGCTCCATCGACGAAACGATGTAAGCGAGAATCCTTTGAAGTTGTGGAACGCAAAAGATCAAAAACGGCTTTGGTATGAGACCCATCGCATGAAGAGATGTCGACGTTAGCCATGAATAGGCCGTCAACACATCTAATAGCGACACACGAGTCGTCAGAAAAGAAGGGGAAGTACACCTGCTCGAGGGGGCAGATCATCTTGTCGAAAACATTTTTTAGGTCGTGAAGATTTGGGGATTTCACAAACTGGAACCAGTGCTCTCTGGTGTATGAAGCCATGCATTGTTTGACCTGGTCAGCAACGAAACCGCACATCAAACTGCCCTCAGTAGTGAGGTCGTTAATAAGACGGGATATCTTGCGCCACTTGGCCAACTCAGCTTTCTTCATCTTCCCAGAAACTCTACGGTTGAACGTCGCATGGAAAAAATCACCCGAGGAGAGGATGTTTTCCAGCGCGCGAAGTCGGAGTTTAAGCTTGGGGTGTGGTAGTTTTGCGTATTCGATTAATTTCTCATCGAGGTCACCGATGTTGCTAAACCAAACTTGGATCTCGTTAGAAAACTGATCAACAAATTCTTTAAGCAACGGGTTCTCAGAAAAGAACTTCAACTGGTTCTGGCACAAATAATTATGATATCCGGAGCCCGGAACATCACCATCGAAGGCACAGAACCCTGGTTTGAAGGGTTCTCTCGCACACGCCATCCGGTAATTGAACGCAAATTCAAGTCCGGAGTCATCACTCTGGTACACAACGCCAGAGTGGTAAAAGCACGGGGAGAAGTAGGTCTTGTATGATCCATCTTTCTTCTCATCGCCGCGCCCGAAGCCCAGCCACCCTTCGGTGTAACAAGCGGCGTCACCAGCAACCAATGTGAATCGGGAGTTGGACACAAACTTCTTGTCGACAACGCAGGGAGACGGGATGAGTCTAAAGGGGTCGATCGAATGTACACCGTCTGGTACACCTCGTAACCCCTAGAGAGACTCAATCCCTTCCTTCTTAAGCCCGGACTGCAATCCGAAGTTATAGTGCACGGCCAGAAGGTTCTGGTGGTGGTGCGTGGCAGTGTCGATGAGCGTGGAGCTCTGAACATCTGCACTAAACTTCTTGAGCGCGCAGTCAGCGTACTGTTGTTGGGTGAAGGAACTCGGTTTACCCATCTTCTCGGAAGTGAGCCAGCGGAGCGCTGTTGTAGATACCTCGGCCAGGCGGTAGGCGTTGTATCCATGGTGAGCCATCGCATTGTACTCGAATGCGTTCACGTCACCAGTGTTGATTAGGCCAGTGATAGGAAAAATCCGGGAACCAGTCGGATTCAACCACTCACTAACATCTTTCTTGGCAGTCGAGTAATACCAAGAAAGTCCGCCAACAACAAGCGCGCCAGCGAACTGAGCCAATGGGAAGTTGGCCATATTCGGGGCGTCGACGCTCGCCTGTGCATATTCGATCCTCTCCACGAAGGTGTTGCGCTCAATGAGAGAGGCTTCGACTTTCAGGAAGATCTTAACTTGCACAGTTTTGTTGACGGCAGCGCAGATAACCTCTGCGCCGGTGTCGCCATCATGACAGGAGGACGGTGTGGGCTTTGGAGCCAAGGAGTCACATAGAGTAGTGAGTCTCCACACTTCGTCGGGCACTGGCATAGGGAGAGTAGCGTGATGGACAGTGGTCTCGTCATCTTGCGGGATGAGTTTGTACAACCTGACTGCCTTTGCGTGATCACGCTTCGCCCTAGCTAATGCTGTCCTAGCCATGAAAGCCGTGTACTCCGGAATGATGATAGGATCGGGGAGGAGCATGGAGTCTAGCTCACAACACTCGTCAACCACAAAATCACGATCAAGATCGTACACGACCTGATGCTCTAACGAAAATAAAGAGTCACAACCATAGACTCTAGTTTCCGAACCCTTAACACTCTGATCGCGAACCAATCTCTTGGTGACGCGATGGAGGTACTGAGGGGAGCTCCGGTGCCTACCATATAACCCAATCCACGCGCCCGAGATTCCACCAAGCGGGGTCATCTGGACGGCCAAATCCTTGGCTTCCTTGGCAGCGATTGCTCTAAGCTGCTTTGGGGTGGGTGGTTTTGGGTACTGCTCGGCGGGGCCGGATGCGAAACCGTGTGTGGAAGGTTTAGCATTGGCAGGCGGAGCAGCGTCAGCGCGAGCGGGCTTCCCAGGTTGACGTTCAGTGTGATCGTCAGGGTCAGCGCGTTCTTGCGACGTCGCCTTTTGGTGTAGGCGAAGTTGTGCAGAATGGTTATTCTGCTTGGCAAGTGCGATGTGGTCGACATCATCACTACCAGTAGCCTCACCGTTGGCGCCATTGAGGTCACTAGGCACGAAGTGCTTCTTAGTGACGACCCAACGATTCGGCTGATACCACCCGCTCTCGAGAGCAAGACGCCTCCTGTCATGGACAGTAGGGACGTCGATGGATTCAAACCGATCAGCGAACGATGACTTCTCGGGTGGTATAGTACAACCACCGGAGGACGCAAAACTGGAACAAGGTACTGGGCGAACGACTCCCATAAACCAGGTCTCCTCGCGTGCTAAGAGCGAGGAATTAAGACACACCACCCGCGATGTGTCAAAGGTGCCAGAACACCTCATCTTTTTGGAGATCCTACTCTCCGAGGGGGGGTCCCTCCGGGCTTTATTATTACCCGCGGCCAGTACAGATCCTGCTGCTGACCAATTTAATGCTAAATTACTGCTTAACATCTGATTCATCATCAAGGGGTGTCGGGCCCACAAGAGATATATCCACGCTTATCGTCGGTGAACAACGTACGGCTGCGATTCGAGACGCCCGTATTTGTGATTTCATTCGCGTCATCGGACGGCTCCTTAAAAAGTCAAGGGGAGGTAGAATATCACCGAAGAACTGGTACTGTTAGTTAGACCAGAACATCCGCGTGCGCAGTGCGCAGCATACAGCCGGCTCTTGGGAGCAGGCACCGCCGAAAATCAAGTCAAGACACACAAAGTCACCCCCCACGTATTAACCCATTATGCATGGAGTTAGGGGACGCCGGTGCTCTCTGCGGAGGCCGTGCGTGGTATGTGTTGCGTGTCGACAAGGACAAACGGGTAAAGAGAACGTTACAAGAGAAATGATATCTGCTTATGAAAT